AACCCCGATCATGCGCCCGCGGACAACCGGAACGGAGGCATCTCAACGATGAACAAGAAGGACTGGATCAATGGCCGACTCGGCATTTCAAATCCAGTAGACACCGATGCTGGTCTGGAACTAAACAACGGGAAAGCGTAAGCCAACCCGACGGAAGGATTTCTTGGCCCATGACACATGGGGCTAGGATCGATGAATCCCTCGTCAAGTATTTGGCAGGTTTGCTAGATGCTGACGGATCGCTATCGTTTAACTTCAAGCGCGATCTTAACAGACCTGATCGCTACTTCCTGAGCCTCGCTCTGCGGCTTGCGTCTTCCGACGCGGTTGACAAGCATGGGTTTGTCGAAAACCTGCCGAAAAAATATGAGATCGGTTCGGTCTCCCGCTATGGCAAGTATTCGCAATTCATCGCCTGGAACATCTCAAAGCGCGCGGACCTTGAAGTGCTGTTGCCGCGAATTATCAAGCATATGGTGATTAAGGCGAAGCACTGGCAATGGATACTCGATACTTGGAGGGAAACGAGAGCCGGCAAAGTCACCCTCTCGCTCGAAGAACGAGAGCAATTGACGCTGGCAAGTTCTCAGTCGCGACGCGCCAATGTCGGGCCATTAAAGCCGAAGAACCACCCAACGTGGGCATGGCTCGCCGGCTATCTTGATGGCGATGGCTGCTATAGTTACCGAAGTTATCGCGTCAATGGGTATACCCAGTGGGCGATTTACGTCAGTGCCGTGGCGCACATCAACGACATTCGAGTGCTGCAATTCCTGGAAAAATCCTTCGGCGGCCAGATCATTGATCAAGGCCAGTCTGAGGTGGTGAAGATATGGAAACGAAGTCTCGGGTATCAGAACCGCGATTTCGCCTTGCGATTCTTGCCAAAGCTCGCCAGACATTCCAGGCTTAAACGACATAAGATCGATGCGATCATTCATCACCACCGGCAACGACTGAGTGTTCCAGGCACCGAACGGCGTTATTGCGAAGTCGAGAACTGCGGCCGTCCCGCTCATGGGGATGGTTTATGTTCGATGCACTATCAGCGCAAGCGCCGAGAGGTGTAAGCGACAGTCTGAACGCATTTTTATGCGTATATCGATCGTCAGGAATTCATCGCGCAGTTCGAGCAGGGCCAGTCATGGCTGCGCAACGTCTGCACGACTGAAGCGGTGATCAAGGGCAACCAGGCGATGTTCCTGGTTGCCGGTTCCGGCGGTGCAACCGCCGTCACGCGCGGCCTTAACGGCAATATTCCGCCGCGTGTCGACAGCCTCTCCCAGGTACCCGCCACCCTCGTGGAGTGGCACGACAAGCCCCAGCGCACCGAATTCAACATCTTCGCCAGCCAGGGCGATGGCCGCCGCATCATGCAGGGATCGACGGTCAAGGTGCTGAACCGGAAAATCGACCAGGATATCCTGGGCGTCCTTTCCGGTGCGTCGGGCAATCTGGGCGCCGCGCAGGCGATGACCCTCGCGGTGGCCACGCGTGCGCTGGCGCATCTCGATCTGCAGGACGTCGACACCACCGAGGAAGACAACATGTTCTTCGTCGGCTCGCCCGCCATGCGGGCCTATCTCATGCAGATCCCCGAATTCCAGAAGGCCGAATATGTGGAGATCAAGCCCCTGATCGGGCCGGTTCGCCGCTTCCGCCGCTGGGCCGGGTTCAATTGGATCTTCCATCCGCACCTTCCGAACGTGGGCACCGGCAACGAACAGTGCTTCGCGTTCCATCGCTCCGCCGTCGGCCACGCGGTGAATACGGGCGAGATGGATGTCCGCGCCGGCTACAACGAAGAGAACGCCTATTATTGGGCGCGCTCTTCCATTTTCATGGGTTCGGCGCTGCTCCAGAACTCCGGCGTCGTGGTGATCAACCACGATGGCTCCAAATACACCTGAGGGAGAGTGACGATGTCGTACACCACTGGCACTCTTACCTACATCGCGGGCGGCCCGATCGAGGGAGCGTGGAAGTTGTGGGAATACACCACGACCGACACCCTGACCCAGGTGACGGCCTCCGGCTACATCACGGACGCGACCTTCAAGGGCATCAGCCTTGGGGATTTCGTCATCGTGGTGAACCAGACGAACCCGCAGGGCTATATCCTGCAGGTCCAAAACCTGACCGCCGGCACCCTCAGTACGTCCGGCGTGGCGACACTCGCGGTTCCGGCCGGCGTCGGCGGATCGCAGCTGGCGTTCCCCCGCAATGTCATCGACGGCGGCGATTTCACCACCAATCCGTGGCAACGCGGCGCTTCCTTTACGGGAATTGCCAATACCCCGACCTATACGGCCGACCGTTGGTTTGCGGTCGGCGGGGCGGCGTCATCGGTCTCGGTCTCTCAGATCACCGGCGTCACCAACGTGCTCGGGTTCAATCAGGCGCTCCAGTTCGGCCGCGCCGCCGCCAATGCGAACACCGCGGTCATCAGCCTCGGTCAAGTGGTGGAGACTCTCGACGCCATCCGCTGCCAGGGCCAGCAGGTCACGCTGTCGTTCTGGGCCTTGGCGGGCGCCAACTGGTCGCCGGCCTCCGGTAATCTCAACGTGCTGCTCGCCAGCGGCACGGGGACGAACCAGAGCGCCGCGAACCTGGTGGCGGGTACGTGGACGGGATATGCCTCGCTCACGCTCACCCCACAGCAGGGTTCCACGACGCCCGCCGCGAATATCGCCCAGCCGATCACCGCCACGTGGACCCGCTATGCGTTCACCGCCACGGTGCCGGCCGGTTGTACCCAACTGGGCGTGCTGTTCAACGCCACGCCGGTCGGTACGGCCGGGGCGGCCGACTTCGTGCAGGTCATGGGTGTTCAACTCGAGATCGGCGCACAGGCCACCCCGTTCGAGCATCGCGACATCGAACTCGAACTGGCGATCGCGCAGCGTTACTTCTTCAACATTCCGGAACCGGCATCCGGCGTCATCGTGGGCGCCGGCATGGTGGCCGGCACCAATGCGGAAATCATCTTCATTCCGCTGCCGGTGCAGATGCGCGCCGCTCCGACCGTCACGGTCTCGGCGGGCGCATTCAAGTTCAACATCGCGGGCGTCGCGACCGCGGTGGCGGGCTTCGCCGCCGGCACCACGCACACGCCGAACTATATCAGCGTCGTCGGCACCACGACCGCAACCGCCGGCCAGGGCACGCTGCTCCAGGGCGGCGCCGGTGCGGGCTTCGTGCAGGCGAGCGCGGATTTCTGAGACCGTTTCTCCAATGACAACAAAGCAGCCGAGCTTCGATCAGGCTCGGCTGCGACAAGCCCAATACCCTCTTCTCTGATTGATCCAAGGCCGCGCACTTCAGCGCGCGCTGCATGGCGCCAAAATCGTCGCGCGGCGTCGCGCTGCCATTGCAAACCCGCAGGACTAATCCATGACCACCCAGCTCTTCATCTACAACGAGGCGCTCGGGCACCTCGGCGAACGCCAGCTCGCGAGCCTGTCCGAACCGCGCGAGCCGCGCCGCGTGCTCGATTCCTATTGGCCGGACGTGGTCGGTTTCTGCCTGTCGCAGGGCCTGTGGAAATTCGCGAAACGCACCGCCCGCATTGACAGCAGTTCCACGCTTATCCCGCAGTTCGGATTCAATTTCTGCTTCTCGATACCCATCGATTGGGTGAGAACCATACTGGTTTCCGCTTCGCCCAACATGGACCCGCCGCTGATGCAATACAGCGACGAGGCGGGATTCTGGTACGCCAATCTCACGCCGATCTACGTGTCCTATGTTTCGGACGATCCGGCCTATGGGATGAATATCGGCGGTTGGCCGGAACATTTCGTCGACTATGTCGCGCTGCGCCTCGCCCGGCAGGCATGCCTGCGCATCACCAGCGACAAGGAGTTGAAGGCCGGCCTGCTGCGGGAGGAAGACCGCGCCCGCCGCGTCGCCAAAGCGGAAGAAGCAATGGACGAGCCGCCCGGCCTGCCGCCGGTGCCGTTCTGGGCGCGCGCGCGGCGCGGCGCATTCGGGCCCGGCGGATTGTGGCTTGGCGGGGGAACCGGCGGATCGCTGGCGACCGGACCGCAGGGGAATGATTAGAGCCGATACCGCTATGGTCGAATCGAAAACGTTGCCGCGTTGCCCTTCGCCTCTCCCGCAGGGGAGAGGTGAAGGGCCATCCGCTCAACGTTATCGGGAAATGCTCTGATGCGCGCCAACGCTCCCCTCTACTCGCCCCAGCAAATCTTCGAATTTTGAGTCAACGGTCAGCGAGCCAGGCCAGATTCAGCAAATATCACGCTTTAATCTGAGCGGAAATCAGTATTGGGATTGTATCTGCGCGCAGTCGTGAATCATTTCTTCTTTGGACTGCGGCGGCTGCGCCCAAAATTGGGGGAATGTCTGCGATCTGGCCTCGTTCCAAGATCGCCCTTTGGGGTGGAGACCGCCTCCTCGACGGTCCACTGCGAGGAGCTTGACGCGCGCAGCAGTCGGTGTCTTAACCTTTGTACTGGCACGCCAGTTTCTCTAGCCAACTCCGTTATAGTAAACTTGCGGCCCCGATAGGTGAAAAGCTGATTATCAGATCGGTTATTTCCCTGCTGACGCTTTGTGGCCCAGCGACAATTACCGGGCTCATAATTACCGTCATTGTTGGGGTATCTATCAAGCGAGTATTCGAGGCTTGGACGTTCTCCCATGTCTTCGAGAAAACATTCAAAACCACTCTTCCCATTTTCTCCATGCCGCCATCTGTCGCAGACTTTTATGCCTCTCCATTCATAGTACTCAAACCCGAAAACACTGCGGTATGTACAGCGTCCAATCATCGCGTTCCATGACCTGAATGTAGGAGAAGATTTTTTCCCCGTGAGTTGCCCTCTTGTGTGTCCGTGGGTGGCGCCGCCAATGCGACAACCGCATGAAACGGCCCGTCCTGTTCTTAGTTTGTCACTCTGTGCGACAAAAAGATTTCCGCAATCACATTGACATAGCCAAGTAGCGTGACTGCGAAGTGAGCCTTCCCGCCTGATCACCGTAAGGTGTCCAAACGTTTCGCCAACGAGGTCAATAAGTTTCTTTCCCATACAGTGGGTGTATAGAATAAAAGGGGTCGTTTCAAGAAAATGAGGGCAAATCACCATGAGGGCTAACCCACCATTATACGCGATGAATGCCGGCGAGGTTTCCAAGATCGCGCTGGCGCGCATCGACGTGGCGAAGCTGCGCATGGCGGCTGCGTGCCAGGTCAACTGGTTGCCCTATGTGGTCGGGCCGATGGCCCTGCGGCCCGGGCTCTATTTTGTGGGCGAGGTGCTGGGCGACGCGCCGGCAAAATTGGTGCGCTTTGTGTTCTCGAAGCTCGACACCGCCTTGATCGAGCTTACCGCAAGCAAGATGCGGGTGTGGAT